TGGAGGAACTATATGAAGTTATGGGTATCTCCCGCGCGACGGCGTTCAGGCGGCTGGAGGCAGGGATACTGCGCATGGCGGATCTGTATCGGGAGATGTACGAACAGGCGGCGTGATGAAGGATTAGGTGATGCAAATGAATGCAAGGGAATTCATGGACGAATTGTATAAGGGTGTGCCGGCAGACAAGGCGACATATCTGTTTACTCGCCCGGATAACGCGACATATCCATATACAATCAGTCAGATGGATCAGATGCTGGAAAAGGCTATGCAACTGACCAGAACAAAGGATGTATATTTCGGTCTGCATCTGATGGACGAACTACCACCTCCGGGAAAGCGTTCAAGCGAGGAAAAGATCAGCTGTATGTCCTTCATCCATGAGGAGTACGATGTCAAGGGCCCGGCGCACAAGGAGCAGAATCTTCCGGAAACGCTGGAGGGACTGCTTTCTTTCCTGCATGGTCTGGAATGCCCACCGAGCATCATCGTTCATAGCGGCAACGGAGTTCACACCTACTGGCTTCTGCAGGAGTACATCACGGTTACCGATGAGAATCGCGGATGGATCAAGCGGGTCGTGAAGGGATATGAAAAACATACCCACCGACTGGGCAAAGAGCGGGGCTGGAAATTCGACTCTGTGGCAGATCTTGCCAGAGTGCTGCGCATTCCTGGTACGCTGAACCACAAAAGTGATCCGCCTAAGCAGGCGACAGTGATCGAAGCGAACCTGACGCGGTATCCTCTGTCGGCGTTTGAAAAGCACGCAGATACACAGGAGGAGTGCAGCGGCAGCAAAATTCCTTTTGTACCCAATCCTGACCTCGTTGGCCCTGCCCAGCGAATTATTGACGGCTGTAAGTTCATTCAATACTGCCGCGACGATTCTGCCAATTTGCCTGAGCCGGCATGGTATGCGATGGTTACCAACATCGCGCCCGCGGCAGATGGCATTGAAGCGGTGCATGAGTTGAGTGCAGAATACGGTGACTACAGCATTGAGGAAACGGATCGCAAGATCAGGCATGCTTTGGAGCAGAACAAGCCTCATGGCTGTCAGTACATCAGAGAATGCCTCGGATTTGACTGTCCGGCAGGCGGCTGCAGCGTAAAGGCGCCGGTGGTGTTCTCTCTTTACACGAAGGAAGAACGCGTGCATCAGCTGATGGAAAAGAACCTGACGGCGGAGGATGTGTTCGCAGAAAATACGCTATCCCTCATGGCATATGCAAAGGAAAAGCTTCCCGGCGAGTACGGAAAATTCAAGCTGCGCCTGCGCCGTCTTGGCATATCCCTTCGGGACTTTGAGCGCGCCGTCATCCATCAGGCAGAAGCGGAGAGAGCGAAAGGTGCTGAGTTTGACGTGATCAAAGGCGGACCGATCAGCCTGCCTGATTTGGAGCTGCATGGCGCTGTGGAGCCGGATGGATTCTCGGTTTCGCTGAACGAGGGAATCCAGAAGACAGCGCTGGCATTCGGCGAATCGATCATGATCCCGGTGGCATCAGAGCCGGTGGTAATCACTCGCAAGCTGGAAAATGTGGACGATGGTCAGGAGAAGCTGGAGATTACCTTTCGGCGAAACGGCAGAATGAAGTCCATCCGCATCCCGCGTTCGGCAGCGCTCAACAAAACACAGCTGATCCGTTACGCCGACAGCGGGCTGCCGGTCAATTCCGGGAATGCAGAGGATATGGTAAGCTATCTCGCAGCCTACGAAGCGAAGAACAATAACTGCATTCCATGCATCCGTTCCATCGATCGCATCGGCTGGGTGGGAAAGGAATTCTATCCCTACCGCATGGATGGCGCGATGGAGCTGGAAACCGACGCCGTCAGCGTGTCCCAGATGATCGGCGGACTGGCGCAGGAAGGAACACAGGAAGCGTGGCTGAAATCAGCGGAAATCGTACGCGCCGGAAGCATCTCCCGGGCGATTCTGGCTGGTTCGTTTGCGTCGCCGCTGCTACATTGGCTGAAACACCGCGTGTTCCTGACGCATGTATGGCATGATTCCCGAGGCGGAAAGACTGCAACACTGAAGATTGCGCTGTCGGTGTGGGGCGATCCCGTGAAGCTGCTGACCAGCTACCACGCCACGGCAGTCGGTCTGGAACGCAGCTGTGCCGCCATGATGCATCTGCCGCTGGGGCTGGATGAGCTGCAGGCGCTGGCGGAGAAGCGAATGACGGTGGAGTCCATTGTCTACAGCCTGGGCAACGGCTTCGGCAAGCTGTGCGGCGCGAAAAACGGCGGACTTCAGAAAACGTTGCAATGGCGCAACATCATCCTCTCCACCGGTGAGATGCCGTTGATCCGTGAAAACAGCATGGACGGCGTGTGTTCCCGCGTGTTGGAACTGTACGGCAGACCTATTGCTGAGGAGAGCACTGCCCGGGAACTACATCAGGTTAGCGAGAGGAACTACGGACATGCCGGCAAGCGATATATCGAATATCTGACAGAAGAGATTCTTTCGGAAGAAGACGCGCTGGAAAATCTGTATCGGAAGATGCAAAGCAGACTGCGCGAGGAATACCAAAAGAACCACGAAGATGAACCGGGCGTGCATTTCGATAACATCGCGGTGCTGTGCCTTGGTGACTATCTTGCCAGCCTGTCTGTGTTCTCGCTGACGGAAGACTCAGCATGGGAACAGGCGATCAAATTGGGCATGGAACTGCTTCACAACAACGCACAGCTGCAGCCGGAGGATTCCATCCAGCGCGCCTGGGATTTCACGGTGGACTGGATCGGTTCCAATCGCGAGCATTTCCGTTCGTACATAAATAGCGGTCTGGCGCGATACGGCTCCTTTGCAGCAGAGCATGTGAACATCATCCAGAGTGTATACCGCAATGCGTTGGAGGACGCCGGGTTCAACTATTCGAAATCCGTCAAAGGCTTTGTCAGTCGAGGCTGGTTCGACAGCTTCACCGATGCCGATGGCAAGAACCGCAGTCAGTACCAGTGCAAGATCAATGGTGTGAATATGCGAGCCTTCCGATGCAAGTTGAAGGTCGGAGCGGATGACAGCAGTGAGGATGACTTTTTGAAATGAAAACAGGATGATCGGGAGCGCTTGAGCAATCGGCGCTCCTTTCTCATCCCCGAAAAAGATGGAGGTAGCTATATGAATGCAAGAGGACTGAGCCGCTGTCAGCGGCAGTTGCTGGAGGAGCTGGGTGAGCAGTATTGTGTGAATCGCATCGACGGTGCGAACTGCATCTACCGGGACTTTGGCGATCATGATGTGGAAATCTGCGGCGGCAGAACGATCCGCGCACCGTTCCACATCTTTGTGTGGCAGAAAAAGCCGCATCTCAAAATTGTCGAGAGATTTATGGATCTCCCGCACGACTGCAAACAGGTCGCTGTGCTGCTTCGGCAGATCGCACAGCGTTATGATGCCTGATAACAAGGAGGAAAACGATTATGAATACCACGAACAACCTTACCCCCGAAACCCGCGCCGAGGATATCCGTCGTGCCTACGATCTGTATCTGCGAAGCGGTCATGAACGTTACGAACTCAACGACGTATCCCTGGATAGCATGGGATACCTGCTGCCCCGGCGCCTGGAAGCGAAGCTGGTCAACGCCATGAACACCCTCAGCGTGCTGCGTCCCCTGTGTACCGAAGTGACTACTCTCGGCGACCGTGCGCTGCCCATCGTCAACGGTCACGGAAAGGCTGCATGGGTGCCTGAAGGACATCCGATCCCGATGGTGAAGGACGCGTTTGACCGCGTCAATCTGGACAGCCACAAGCTGGCGGCAATCATCCGCGTGACCAACGAACTGCTCAAGGACTCCGCTGTTGACATCGAAGCATACCTGGCAGCCACCTTCGCAGACCGTCTGGCTGTCAGCGAGGAGGAGGCCTTCATCGCAGGCGACGGCACGGACAAGCCGCTGGGTCTGATCCATCAGGCGAAGGCTGGCTGTACGACAGAAAGTGCGGGCAGCGTGTCCATCGAGGATGTGCTGAATCTGATCTTCTCCGTGCCCGAAAAGCATCGCCGCAACGGTACGCTGCTCATGAATGACAATACGCTGCTTGCTCTGTACAAGCAGTGCGCTGCGATGGACACGAATCTGTGGCTGGGCAAGGATGACACCTTCTTCGGCTATCGAATCGTCCGATGTGCTTCCATGCCTGACGCTGCATCGGGCAGCATGCCGATCCTGTTCGGTGACTTCAAGCAGGCGTACATCAACAACAACGGCGATCGTAGCATCAAACGTCTGAATCAGCTGTTTATTGCCAATGACCACATCGGTTTCCTGATGGCGGAGCGCGTTGGCATCAAGCTGACGGTGCCGGATGCCGTCAAGGGACTTCAGGTTGCTTAATAGAAAGGAGAAACGAATTATGAACAAGACGATGACCGTAAAAGACGCCGAACTGCGTCTGGATCAGCTGAAGAACGGAAAGATCCCGCCCAAGGAAGTGCCCACGCTGGCAAATCCGATGTATGCGAAGGCGTATGACGGATTTCTGAAACTGGGCGCTACCTGCAACACCCTGCGCGAGGGCTCCGACGGCGAAGGCGGCTATCTCGTGCCGGATGAGTTTGAGAAGCGTGTCGTACAGGCCATAGCGGAGAAAAACGTCATGCGTCGCCTGGGCACCGTCATGCAGACAGAACGAACCATGACATTCCGCGTCGCAAAGGGCATTGGCTATGCGGATTGGATCCCCGAGGAGGGTGTCATCCCGGTCGCTACGGGCGAATTTGACGAAGTGAAGATCGAGGCGCACAAGGTGGCTACCAGCATCCGCGTATCGGATGAACTGCTGGAGGACAGTGTCTTCGATCTGGAGGAATTTATCATCAAGGAATTTGCACAGCGTATTGGCGAGGCTGAAGAGGCGGCTTTCATCCATGGTGATGGTGTTGCCAAGCCGCTGGGCATTATCCACCAGCTTGAGCGGGAAGTAATTACGGAGAAGGCCGGCAAGATCAGCACGGATGACCTGCTGGATTTGAAGCATGCCATTCCGTCGAAATATCGTAAGGACGCAGTTTTCCTCATGCATGACAGCACTCTGCGCGAACTGTTCAAGCTGCGTACCGGTGAAGGACAGTACATCTGGTATGAGAACCCGAAGAAGAACATTCCGCTGGCAATCTTCAGCCGCAGGGTAATCATCTGCCCGTCCATGCCTACCATCGACAGTGGAAAGCCGCCCATTCTCTTCGGTGACTTCAAGCACTTCGTCATCGGTGACCGCAAGCATCGCCGTATCAAGCGCCTGACTGAAGTGCATGCCCAGCAGGGACAGGTAGCCTACATCATGAGCCAGCGTGTGGACGCAAAGCTCCTTGACAGGAACGCCATCGCTGCTCTGAAGGTGAAGTAAGCCTTAACTCAAGCCAGCCGCTGTGCTACCAAAGCACATGGCGGCTCAGCGGCTGGCAATCATACAGGAGGAAAATATA